CCTGGAATATCGGAACGCCTGGGTCAAGAATCTGATCCACCGGGAGATGAACGCCGAGGAGCGGGCCGCGCTGACCAGCGCCGGCGCGGTGATCCCCACCATGACCGTGAACGCGGTCTGGGATCGCCTGGTGCGGAACGCGGAGCTGCTGGGCAAGGTGGACGTGACCCAGTTCCCCACCTATGTCCGGTTCCCCAAAGCCACTACCAACAACGCCGCCACGGCCCAGGCCGTGGGCGCCACCATCACCGAGTCTTCCGACGTGATCGGCTATGTGGATCTGACGCCCAATGAGTACGTCAAGCTCCTGACCGTGGGCGCCGACATCGACCACATGGCGGTTGACGCGGTCCACGACTGGATCGTCAACAACCTGGTGGGCCAGATCCGCGACGCCATCAACAGCGACATCGTGGTGGGCACCGGCACCAACCAGCTCAAGGGCCTGACCGCGTCCGTCACGGCGGATTCCACCGCCATCCCGGCCACCGTCACAAAGGCCAGCATCCTGAACATCATGGGCTCCCTGGGCGCCAACTACCAGAACGGCGCTGTCTGGATTATGACCGCCAATATGTTCTACAACCACATCATGAGCCTGACCGCGCTGAACGACTACGTCATCAACGACGGGTTCCAGTTCCGGCTGTTCGGCCACGATGTGGTGCTGATGAGCGAGGCGCTGGTATCCGGCAAGGAAACCATTTTCTACGGCGATCCCAAGGCCTACAAGGTCAACATCTTCAAGGCGCTGGAGGTCAAGGCGTTTGAAACCGCCACCACCACCAACCTGCAGTTCCGGGGCGCCTGCATGGCGGACGGCGAGCTGCTGGACACCAACGCCTTCGTGCGGTTCGCCCAGGCGTAACGGAGGGATAACCTATGTTGGCTGCGGTAAAGCTGGCCATGCGGATCAGCACGGACGCCTATGACAGCGAACTGAACGCACTGATTCAGGCGGGGCTGCAGGATCTGGGCCTTGCGGGCGTCACCGGGGCGGTGCTCAGCAGCTCTGATCCGGACCCGCTGATCCTCCGGGCGGTGATCACCTACTGCCGGATGAACTTCGGCTCCCCGGAGGACTACAGCGACCTGGCCCGGAGCTACCGGACCCAGCGGGCGCAGCTGTACATGGCCAGCGGTTACACGGATTGGGGTGAGGCGTAATGGTTCGGGCCGACGTCATCACCCTGATCGCGGACAACCCCGGCGCCCACGGCGTATTCGACAGCCCGGAGACATCGGAGCGGACGGTATACTGTACCGTCCGTTCCGTGGGCATGCAGGAGATGTACACGGCCATGAGCCAGGGACTCCGGCCCCAGTATGTATTTGATCTCCAGCACGACTTCGAGTATCAGGGCGAACAGCGGCTGAAATTCCACGACGTGGAATACCGGGTGATCCGTACCTACGTAAATACGTCTGATGGGATTGAGATCACGGTGGAAAGGAGCAACGCAGATGTTTGACACGATTCTGGCTGCACTCCAGGAAACCGGGATCCCGTTCCGCAAATACGCCTGGACGGTGGCGCCCTCCACGGATTACGGCGTCATTGCCCTGGAGTCCGGCGGGGACACGGTCTGGGCGGACGGGCACATGGTCAATCAGACGCTGGAGGGAAGCCTTGACCTGTTTACCCGGAACGCGGGAGAAACCCAGTTCGCGGCGGTGCAGGCGGCTCTGAACAGCGTGGAGGCCCTGAGCTGGTATTTCAATAGCGCCCAATACGAGGATGAAACGAAACTGATGCACTTCGAGTGGGTGATCTCATGGGCAGCATAAAGATTTCCGGAATCGAGGATCTCGAAAACATGCTGTCGGCCCTGGGCGACAAGTCCGGGGACATCGCGTCCAAAGCTCTATACGAGGGAGCCGGACACGCGGCAGAAGAGGTCAAGGCCGCCATCGGCAGCATCCCGGAGGACAAAATGCGGTTTCTCCGAAACGGGGACAAGCTCCATTCCGTCACCGCCACCACAAAGGCGGATCTCATGGGCGGCGTGGGCATCGCGACCTTTGAGCACTCCGGCAGCAAGGTCACAACGGCGGTGGGCATTGAGGGCTACAGCAGCATCGCAACGCCCAAATATCCGGGCGGGTTCCCGCTGCCGGCGCTGGCCCGATGGATCAACAGCGGCACCAGTTACCGGGCAAAATATCCGTTTATGCGGAGCGCAAAGGGAAGCATCAAGGGCTCTGCGGCGCAGATCATGGTCAAAACCGCAGAGGCAGAAATCAACAAAATCATCAAATGACCATCTGAGGAGGAATTATTATGGCAGGTATCGGCCTTTCCAAACCTTATTTTGCAATCTATACCAATTCCGGCACCACCGTCACCTATTCCGACGGCGGTGTGCTGGGCAAGGCGACCAGCATGAGCCTGAGCCTGGACGAGGGCGGCGACAACATCCTGTACGCCGACAACGCCCCGGCGGAGACGGACGCGGGCGTATTCGCCGGCGGCACCGTCACCGTGGGTCTGGACCGGCTCCCCATTGCCGTGGCGGCAAAGCTCTTCGGCGGCACGGTGGATTCCGTGACCACCCCGGTGGCGGCCAGCCGCCTTGACTTCAAGAGCGGCCAGACCATCCCCTACTGCGGCCTCGCTTTCATCCAGAAGAAGCAGGAGAACAACGCCACCACCTGGACGGCGTGGGTCTACTACAAGTGCCAGGCGAAGATCCCCGGCGAGGAGATGACCACCCAGGGCGACACCATCGAATGGCAGACCCCGGAGCTGGAGTTCTCCCTGCTGCGGGACGACACCGCGGACGAGAAGTGGTGCAGCCGGTTCGACGGCATCACCACCGAGGCCAACGCCGAGGCGATCATCAAGAATCTGTTTGACATCTCCTGAGGAGGCAACCTATGAAACGGACGGGAACCATTGAGCTATTCGGCGTAAAGCATACGCTGGTCTGGAATCTGGCGGTGATGGAATCGGCGGAGACCAGAAACCCCACATGGGCGGAGGGCTGGAAAAAGGCTGTCAAGGGCAACATCACGGAGCGGGTGCTCATTTTCTACGAGATGCTGAAGGCTGGACACGCCTACGACATTGCGAGAGGCGAAAAGCCCGCCGACATCCCGACGCTGGAGGAGCTGCGCCGGGAATGCGGCCCGGACGAGCTGGAGGCCATTGCCACGGCGATGGTGGAAACCATGACCGCCGGCAGCAAGCGTGAGGTGGAGGCAAAAGCCCCAAAAAAGGGAAAAGGCAAGTCCGAGGCCGGATAACATCGGACTGGTTCCTATATTCCGGCATCAAAGCGGGACTGACCATGCAGGAGGCACGGTCGGTCCCGTTTGGCCAGCTAATGGATATAGTGGCCATTTATCAGATCACACAACTGGAATATGACAGAATCCTGTCCGCCTCAGACGACGAGGCGGAGCTGGAGGAATTTTTTAGATACAAGTGAGGTGATTGCATGGCATCCGATATTTCCGTCAAGATGGCGGTGGAGGGCGAAAATACATTCAAATCGGCCCTGAAAGCCGCCAACGCGGAGGTGAAGGCGCTGGAGGCTCAGCTGCAGGCGTCCGCAGACGGAATGGACGAATTTACCTCCATCATGGGGACCGCCGGAAGCAAGGCCCAGACCCTGGGCAGCATCCTGGAGGCCCAGGGGCAGAAAATGAGCATCCTGCACCAGCAGTATGAAAGTGCGGCGGCAAAGCTCAGCAGCCTGGGCGACGCGCTGGATCAGGCCCGGAGCGAATACGGCGAGAACAGCGCCGAAGCCCAGAAGGCCGCCAACGCCTACAACAAACAGGCGGTGGAGGTCTCCAAGCTGAAAACCCAGATGGCCCAGACCAGCACCCAGATGGCCCAAACCGGAAAGGCGATGGACAGCCTGGGGAAGGATGCGGACGAGCTGACGGAGGACCTGGGCAAGGCCGGGAAAGAAGCCGGACTGTTCGGGTCTCTTTTGAAAGCGAATCTTGGCTCAGAGCTGATAACAACTGTCGGGCATGCGCTCTGGGACGGCGTCAAAGCCGGGGCCGAAGCCCTCAAGGACCTGACGATGCAGGCAGTTGAGAGCTATGGCGCGTTTGAGCAGCTGGAGGGCGGCGTCAAGACCATTTTTGGCGACGAGGCCGGATCCCAGGTGGTCGAAAATGCACGGCGGGCCTTTGAGACGGCCCAGATCAGCGCAAACGACTATCTGGAAACCGTCACGAGCTTTTCCTCGTCCCTGCTGAAATCGCTCGGTGGAGACACAGAAGAAGCGGCGAGAATGGCGGACATGGCCATTACGGACATGGCGGACAACGCCAACAAATTCGGCACGGACATCGGGAGCCTCCAGAACGCCTATGCCGGATTTGCGAAGCAGAACTACACCATGCTGGACAACCTCAAGCTGGGCTTCGCCGGGACGAAGACGGGCATGGAGGAGCTGCTGGCAGAAGCCGAAAAGATCTCCGGTATAAAATTCAACATTGACTCCTTTGCAGACGTGGTGCAGGCCATCCATATTGTCCAGGAGAACATGCACATCGCCGGTGCCACAGCGGAGGAAGCCAGCACCACCATAGAGGGATCCCTGAACGCGGCGAAAGCGGCATGGGAAAACCTCGTCACCGGCATGGGCGACAGCAACGCCGATATGGACCAGCTGATCGATGACTTCGCCCGGACGGCGGAAACGGCCATTGACAACATCCTCCCGGTGGCGGAGACGGCGCTGGACGCGGTTGGGACTTTAATTGACAAATTGGCGCCGGTGGTTGCTGAGAAAATGCCGGGGTTTGTCGCAGAAGTGACTCCCATCATCGTAGAAGCGTTGGGATCTCTAGCGGCAAACGTAGTGCTGCACGCTCCGGAGATTGCCGACGCGTTTATGGATGGGATTCTGAGCGCAATAAAAATCCCTCCCGGAGCCGTTGACCAGCTGGAGGCAGTTTTCCTCCCGTGGCTCACAGCATTGAAGAACATATCCGCCGGGGCTCAAGCTCTGTTTGGGGACAAGGAAGAATATCAAGAATACGGAACCGCTGTTGCGGAGGGTCTTGGCTCTGCTGCGGAGGCCAGTGAGAAATTTGCCGGGAAGCAAAAGGAAGTAGTTGCAGCTGTTCAGGAGGCCGTCCCGGCACTGACGGAGGAAGAACAGGCCTTTCAAGAGGCCACAGCTTCGATTGCGGAAATCGGCCTGGCGGCGTATGACGCAATTTCCTCCGGGGGAGACCTCGGAGAAGCCTATGCAAAGCTCAGCGGCGAAATGTCCAAGATCGCTGGGACAGGCGATCCGGCCATTGAAGCCATTGTAAACCAGCGGCTTGCTACGCTGGAGCTTGCGGCAACCATGCAGGACCTGTCCGGAGAATACCCGGCGCTGGCATCGATGGCGGAGGCGTACGGTTATTCCGTCCAGCAGACGTCTCAATGGCTGCTGGAAAACGGCCTGACGGCGGAGGAATGGGCAAACCAGGTCAGCGGAGCAACAGACAGCGTGGTCAACAGTTTCCAGAAGATTAATACCGATCTCGGAATGTCCCTGGACGAAATGAAGGCCAACCTTGAATACAATATTCAGGCGTATGACAACTGGAACAGCAACATTCAG